AGATGTTAATGGATATATTAATTCAATACCTACAGCAGAATCTACTCAAAGTGTTAATGGCATTAATTTTTCCTATACAAGTCCTAGCCTTGAAGGTGTGCCAAGATGGAAAATAGTAAACTCTGGACAGCCTTTCAGTTTGGTAGAAACAGTAATAGGAAGTGGTTTAGACACAATAACGAAAATAGATCGGGTCATAAATACTACTACAACAACCACAGTAGAAACTACCTTTGGTCAGTAATTCTTGTAATTCTTTGCCCTACAAGGGTTTTGGCTAATACAACAGTTGCCTCGCCCTCCAGTAATGCACAAGGAACTGTCAACAATAATGCAACGATGATTGCCCCACAAAGTACTCCTCAGTTTCGTATGTCACAGGGGATTGTCTGTTCTTCTCCTAGCCTAACAATTACTCCTTATGTAACAGATGCTTGGTCATTCAATCGACCTATAGAAACTGTTAGCAGACAAAATATCTATGATGAAGATACTGGAGCGATTAAATATGTACAGGAGACACCAAGATTTGAAAAAGATAACTATAACTTGAACTATGGAATCTCAGCACAGATTAGTATTCCGTTAGGTAAAGCTCCTGACTTGTGTTTAGCAGCAACAGAAGTAAATATAAAAAATCAAAAAATATTATACGAAAAGACAAAGTTAGAACTTGCATTATTCAGGCTGAAAGTATGTGGAGAACAGGCAAAATTAGGAGTACAGTTCGTTGGAAAATACGCAGAGATTTGTGAAGGGATAAAAGTAACAGTAGAAACTTCTGGAATGTACTGATCTTTGAAGGGAACGTCTTCATAAATCGTGGTGCATATAGTTCCATCTTCGCTTCTTTTATGGCCTACGACACGTTCCAGCTTCTTTTCGTTACGAAAATCTCCTACTCTCTGGTCTTTTTTACTAGGACATTCTACAAATACATCTTCCTTTTTTTCATCTTTCGGTATCTCTGCTTGAGGTGGTTTGCCTTCTGGTAATTTTTCTGGCTCGTCATTAACAACGGCAGCTTCCTCAACAATAATTAATTGATCTGGTTGATAATTTAAAGGATAAAAACTTGGAAAAGGACAATTACTTATAACTCCATTTGGGTCATCAATTATAAGATTTCTATTTCCTGTGTTTTTTGTGTCTCGATGATAGTATGTGCAGCCTATAACTTCTACGTTTGAATGTTCATAATTAGGCAAAAAAGTGTAAGGTAAATGAATCTCAGGAATATTTATTTCTGGTATGTTTATTTCTGGTATTTCCAATTATAATCCAAATTTTTTAGGAATAGCCATAGATGGCCCTGTTGTTTTTGGTAGTGCATTATCCATCACATTAGGTAGCATACCTTTTACGTTGCCCATCACTTGATTCATCATCTTTGCTTTGAACTGCTCAGATGTTACATATTTGTAACCAAAGTAGCCCCCTCCAATGACAGATGAGACCATAATGAAAGAAAGGATGCTTAAAGCGTTTACTATTTTTTGAAACATGATTAGAGAAGCATTTTTAAAAGCATTAGTTCCTGTGACAATAATCACATTTTGTGGTCTATGTGCCTTAGCCCCACTCTATCTGTCACTCTCTATGATGACAAGGCAAATGGAAAAAACTAATTAAGACCAAGGAACACCAGTAGATTTTGTAGGTGTTTTAGATTCTGTTATCTGTGCAGCAATAGATGTTTCTATACTTGTAACTTCATCAGCACCTAGAGCAGCTTTAGCCCAAGCAACAGCGTTATCTTTCGTAATATCTGCATAAGCAATAAACGATCCACTATCAGCTTCAGCAAGACCTACAGAACCATAACAAGAACCAGTATGCTCTACAGCAGAATCACCACTTCCTACAGTTTCAGAGTTACTGGCAGTCCAGTGAACAGTAGTTACTACATCAGATAAACTTCCTACAGTTTTTGTTGTATTTAGAGCAACAACACTCCAAGTTACAGTCATTGATCAACAACCTCCGTTTTTATTTCAGATGACTCTTCCTGTAATTGTAATTCTTTAATCCTTTCTTCACAGGAAAAAACTTTCATTTTTAAAGCATCACGACCCACAACTAACTCTTTAATTTTTTCTTGAATTTTGTTATGTTCATCAACTGCAATTTGCATTTCAAGTTTTAGTTGGTCAATTCTTTTTTGATTACTCATAATAATTACTTTGAAGCTGCTTTATCTGCTATTAGTTTAGCTTTCCACGCAGTTTTAACGTCAGTATTCCACGCAGCGTTACAAATTGCAGACACTTCTGCTGGCTGTGCTGACAAATCAGTATCAACTAAGTTGTCAGAAGCATCTAACGTACCAGCTTGCAGTACATATCTTTCAAAAGACCTTGTAAGTTCAACTCCATCTTTTGTAATGACTGTTGCTTTACGTACTTGTACGTGTTTGTATTGACCGACAACTTCTATCTTGTCGTATTCTATTGATTCGGCTAATGCCATTAGGATTAATCTCCGATTAAAACAGGTTTAGGCTTAGTTTTAAGACGTAGCTCGGTCTATTAATTAACTGTATAAGTCATATTGAAATCTAATCCATATCCATTAAATATACTTCCTTTCTGTCCATCACTAGCAAAAGCTGATCTAATTCTTATTTGAGATTCATTGTCATTTATAAAACAACATAATCCATTAGTTAATGCAGGTCTGTTTGTAAGTACATTTGATACTGATGTTGATGTACTTGAAGATGTAAAAGGTAAATTACCTATGATCATATCTACAACAGCATGGTTTTGAACATTACCTAAATCCACTTGAACATGAACAACTCCACCAATTTTATGATATTTTCCCATAGCACTAAAAGTAACAGAGCCACCACCATTAGGTAAACTTGGCGTGAAAGTACCTTCTTCATAGTCGTCAAGTGCGTTGGCTGCTGCGGTGTCTCCGTTAAAGGTTATACCTCCACCAGCAAGGATACGCATACGTTCAGCTATTGCTGATGATCCATTATTTGTTGAAAATATTAAAGCAGCAGTCATAGTTTGATCACCAACTGTTCCAGTTATTTGGCTCTCAACTCTTGCTCCTTCAACCATCGCATCACCATCAGCACCTTGAAATGATAGTGAACCTAAGAAGTCTGCATCTTGAATTTGAGTATAAGAACCAACAGATGTTCCACGAGATTTACCAAGAATTAAAATGTGTTGAGAAGCATCATTGGTATTATGAATAAATTGTGTCAGTCTAGTAGCATTGTCAGTTCCTTCAACTTGAAGATTTCCAGTTAATGACCCTTGAAAATATTGATCCCGATCAGTTGTTTTGTTTATAAG